GAGCCGACTTGCGGGACGGTGAGCGGTTCGCCGTAGCCGTCGTTGAACATCTCGTTGCCGAACGAGTCGTTGCCCATGTAGCCGTAGCCGTTGTGGTTCGCTCGGCCGGCGGCGACCAGGTGAACCCGGCCGGCCCGGTCGGTGCCCCACTGTGAGAGCGGCCCTGCGAGGTCGGATCGGCCGTCGGCGAGCAGCCCGGCCGTTCGACCATCGGACACGTTCGAGCCCGTGACGGTGACGTGCTCGACGAGCCCGGACGGGTTGAACCGGTCGGAGCCCCGGGTGCGCCAGCCGGTGTACTCGATGACCTCGAGCCCGCCGGAGCGGAACAGGTCGGCGAGGTAGACGTGCCGGGCCATCAGCGCGGCCGGCGGGTCAGCCGTTCGACAGCGTCGGGGTCGAGCCGGGCCCGGTCGAACTCGAGCACGGGCGCCTCCGGCAGCGGCAGGATGCCCTTCTCTTCGGGGAACAGGATCGGGGTGACCCGCGAGACGGCGGCCGTGATGGCGGCGAGGATGCTGATGCCGGCGGCGACGTAGGCGGCGGCCTTCACGGGCCAGTCGCCGGGCAGGTGCGGGATGACGTCCTGCGCGACGACGGACACGACGCCGGTGATGACGGCGGCCCAGGTGGGCCACGCCTTGAGCAGAACCTTCGCCTTCGCCGGGAGGGTCTTCGCCCAAACGGTGAACTTGGACATGGTGGTCTCCTTGTTGGGGTTGGGTGTGTCGGGGAACGGGCGCGCGACGGCGGGCTCGAGCTCGAGCCGGTCGCGGGATGCGGGGAGAGCGTCGGGCTACAGGCGGCGGGCGGTGATGCGGCCGAACTCGCCGTAGGACGCGCCGCCGGTGGTGCCACCGTGGGCGATGCAGATGCCGACCATCCCGGCGCCGGTGTTGATCGGATAGTTCTGCTGGCCGCCGGACGGGTCGGTGTCCTGGGTGGGGGTCGCGGTGACGACCCGGGTCGGGTCGCCCCAGTCGGGCGGCGGGTCTTCGGGGCGGTACCTCATGGCCCACAACTGCCCGGTTGCGGCCTTCCGGCGGACCTTGAGGACCTGCGGGAACAGGCGCCGGACGGGGTTCACGGGCTTGACCTGCCCGCCCGCAAGCGTGTCCGTGGCATCGCTCGCCGTCGTGGCGCCGGCCACCTGGAAGTAGCCGGTGATCGGGTCGACGTTCGACAGGACCAAGCCGGTCCGGTTGAACGTCGTATCGGTGTTGCTGACGATGTCGACGACGTCACCGTTCTGCAGCCCGTAGAGGTCCGTCGGGAGCGCCCGGTGCTGGTCGACGTCGAAGAAATCAACGCGCCGGGCAACCCGGATCACGGGGTTCCGGGCGACGCCGGCGTCGCTGGTCAGCGTGGCCTGTGACGGGCCATGGGCCTGGTAGAGCACGCCGGCCCGGCTCTCCCATGCGCCGAGAATGAGCGTGTCCCAGAACTCGAAGGCGATGTTCGTCCAGGCGATTTGACCCTGGTATTCGCCGGCGGCGAGTTGCTTGGCGCCGACCACCAGGCCCAGCTGCGGGGAGTTGCCGGCGACGAGCTTCGACGGGCCGTAGATCAGGGCCTCGATCTCGCAGTCCTCCCAATCGGCCGTCTGCGGGAACAAGCACCACTCGCGCCGGTTGGCGTCGGTCGTGGTGGCGGTGAACCGGCCGCGGCCGTTCGTGACGGTCTTCGTGAACGATTGGGTCCCGTCGGGGGTCATCGTCCAGGAGAGCGACGGGCCGCCGGCCCAGCCGGACACCGGCCAGTCGTGCACGAGGTCCCGGTTCGCCTCACGGGTGTCGAGGGCGGTGAGCGCCGTGGCCGTGGCTTTCTCGGTGTCGAGCTCGGCGATAGCTGCGGCGACCGTGCTGGCCGAGATCCCGCCGCTCGGCGTGTAGCCGACGTCGCCGGCCACGTAGGCAAGCTGCGCCTTCGTCTGCGCGACGGTCATGCTCTGGACGTTGCCGGAGCCGATGCGGCCGACCCACGACGACGTTCCAACGAAGATGGCCGACGCGGCGCCGACGCCGGACCCGCGGAGCATTGCGTTGGCCTGGTTGTAGAGCGACAGCGGAACGGCAAGGGCTTCGGCCGCGGTGGCCCGGTTGATCTCGGCGGTGAGGTCGGTGGCCAGGGCTCGGGCGTTGATCGCCGTGGTGAGCGCGCCGACGGCGCTGTCGTGGCCGGCGAGGGCGGTGGCGATCTCGCCGAGCGTGTCGAGCGTCCCAGGCGCGCTGTTGATGAGGTTGTTGACCGCTGTCGAGATCGCCGAGTTGCGGTTCGTGACCTCGGTCGAGATCGCCGACGCGATCGCAGTGGCGCGGGCGGTTGCTTCGGCCGTGATGTCGCCGGCCAGCACGGCGTCGGCGGTCTGACGGGCGACGGCCTCGGCCGCTACGCCGTCGGCGACGATCGTCTCGACCTCGCCCTCGGTCACTCCCCCACCAACGCCGCCGCCGGCACCGACCGTCACCGTTACGGCGATGGCCGGAGTGCCGCCGAGCTCGACGGTGAGCGACTGGTCGAGCGGCGTGTCGTCGTCGATTTGCGGGGACCCGCGGAACATCTTCCCGGCGATCACGGTCACGCCGTTACGACGGACCCGCCAGACGCTCCCAGGGCCCCAGGCGGCGGTCGCCGCCTCCGACCAGACGGCGGTGATGTCCTGGCCGTCTACGACGACCTGGGCGGGCCACACGGCCGACGGGCGGCCCACGTCGCCCTTGATGACGTCGAGCTCGAAGTCGAGCCCGGCCGTCGGGTCCTCCGGGTCCCACGCGACGAGCAGAGCGAGCGGGTTCCCGGGCCAGTACGCGAGGGCCCGGCCCGCCACGGTGATCCCGACGGGTAGTGCGGTCATGGTGCTCCTATCGACGTTCGAGCCGGTCCAGGCGGCGCATCGACTCACGCCAGAACTCGAGCCATTGGCGGGACGGACGACCGAGCGTCAGGGTGATCGTCTCGTCGTTGTTCTCGTCGACGGCGATGGCGATGCCGACGACCCGGATGTCGACGTCAAGGTCGAGGTAGCCGCTCTGCAGCACCAGACGAATCTGGTCGCCGAGCCACAGCTGCCCCTTCCCCGGCCAGTAGCCGGGGCGGAGCGTGACGACGTACCCGGGCAGGAGTGTCTGGCCGTCGCCCAGGGCGCCGTCGGCTCGTTCGGCGAGGGTGGTGGCCTGGCTGATGTCGGCGTCGCCCAGGGCGGTCTCGAACCGGCCCTCGACGCGGGATGCGATATCGGCCGCGACCCGCGTGATGGGGGTCAGCGAGTCGTCGCCGGAGTACCGGTAGGCGTTCCCGTAGTCCGCCGTCGAAGCCGTCCGGCTGACCCGCTCGACGTTCGTGCCCCACACGGCCCGAAACGACTGCTCTTGCCCGCGTTGCGGGTAGTAGATGTTCAGGGCGAGCAGCGGGTCGATCTCCCACTCGAAGCCGTTCAGGACCCGGCCGAGCTCGGTGATCGCCTCGCCGATCTTCTTGCCCTCCGGGTACTCGCGGTCCCGGGTGACACCGGTCAGCGAGCCGATGCCCTGGCTGATGCCCCAGTTGCCGCCCGGTAGGGCCTGGCTGTCTCGGATGAGGTCCCAGGCGATGGCGGCCTGGTCGACGCCGGCGTAGGTCGTGCTCGAGCCGGGCCAGACCGTGCGCCGCTCGAGCAGCCCCCGGTAGTCGACGACCGGCACGGCCATCGTGTGGCCGGCCTCGGTGATCTCGTCGGACGGCTCGCCGGCGATCCGTCCCCGGAACATGGGGACCTCGTCGCGGATGAACAGCAGGTCGTGCGTTAGCGGTTGGACCCACTCTGCGATCGGGGCGAGCCCGTCGAGCGACGCGGTCGCGGTGCAGGGCCCGTCGATCGGGAAGTCGAGACTGAACGACTTCAGTGGCACGTCGCCGCGCCGAATCCCGTCGGCCGAGAGAACCCGGCACGTCCAGTGAGCCACCGGTCAGGCCGGGTTCACGTCGACGTGGAGCGAACTCCGGTCGAAGTCCATGCTGTTGCCGGAGTTGACCCGCCGGATAGCGACGCGGGCGTGCACCTCGCAGTTCTGGCCAACGCTCGGCGTCGGGGGGATCCCGGTGACGAAGTGCTGCACAGCAAACGGGGCGTCTTGGAACGTGCTTGCGCACGCTGCGGTGATCGTCGGCCCGGCGGTGAACGACGCTCCCCGGTCGATCGACAGGTCGATGTACGACTCGAGCAGGAGCGGTCCGCCGGCGTCGATGTGGGCCCGGGCGGTCGCCGTCGCGGTCACCATGATCCGGCGGGGATGCGGGCCGATCGGCAGGACGAGCGTCGGCCCGTACTGCACGAACGTCAGCGGCGGGTTCAGGTGGTAGCCGAGCAACTGGGCGCCGGCCTTCGGAACGTTGTCCTGCGGCGTCGCCCAGGTGCGAACGTCGGTCAACTGCGCGGCGCCGATCGACGACGTGCTGTTCGTCAGCAGGACGCGCGCCAGGGGGACGGCGTCGGCCGGCACGGTCGGCACGGTCGGGGATGCCGCCGCCGTGCCGGCCTGTCGGCCTACCACCAGGTTCCCGGACAAGTGCTGCGCGTAGACGACGTCGATGCGTTGCAAGCCAACGCCGGGCGTCGTGAACCCGCTGACGGCCTCGGTGGCGGTCGACCGGGCGTAGTACATGCCGCCGCCACCGGTGTCGCTCTGGATCGCTATGCGGCCGGCCAGCACCTCGACGGTCATGTTCGCGCCGGCCGCCCGGGGCGTGACCTTGAAGTCGTTGCCCCGCATGACGCCCTCGTTGAACAGGCCCTCGAGGAACCCGCGGAGCTCGGACCCGTTGTAGTTGTTCCCGTCGATGAAAAGCGGCTGCTCGAGCGTCACGGTGTGCCTTTCAGAGCCAGGTGTGGCGGTAGGTGATGACGGCCTGCGCCGGCGCCGACCAGGTGATCGCCGAGAACTCGATCTCGTTCGGGCCGTCCGCCAGGCGGAACCAGGTCGAGGTCGTCCAGTCGATGAGGTCGAACCGGTTCGCTGACGTGTCGCTGTTCAGTAGCGCCGTCCGCCGGCCAGGGTTGCTGTCGAGCTCGAGGTAGTCACCGGCGCCGATCGTGGCGAACGGCAGGTACAGCTGGGCGCCGGTCGTCAGGTTCCTCACCCGGACGGAGACGGCGGGTCCGTAGATCCGGATGACCGGCCAGGCTTCGTAGTTGCCGTGGTTGTCGGCCACGGCGAGCGACCCGCCGGACGAAGCCGGCAGGTCGAACGGGACGTCGAACGGGACAGCGACACCGGGGGCGTCGGTGAACGGGTAGGCGGTGACCAGCTGCTCGTCGGCCGACTCCTGCAGCCCGGACGGGCAGACCCACGACGCTTGGAACGCGATGCTGGTCCGCTTGTCGATCGTGACCGGGGCGGACTGGGTGTCGGCTCGGAGCACGACCCGCCGCTCGCCGTCCTCGCCGTCGACGACGTAGCGGAGCTCGGGCCGGGCGTTCGGCCAGCAGAAGCGGCGGACCTGGTCGAGCAGCTGAAACGGCCGGGTGACGGCGTCGCCCCAGAGGTTCGCCGTGATCGACACGCCCCGGGCGCCCAGGTACTTCGTCCGGTCGTCGGTGCCATCGGCGCCGGGCGTGTTGGCCGTGGCGGCCCGGATCGACGGGAACCCCAGGTCGATGCTCTGCACGTGGATCAGCGGGGAGACGACGAGCGCTTCGGCGTCCGGTTGTAGGACGAGCTCGCGGTCGCCGTCGACGAGCCGGCTCGAGATGATGGGGACTCTCACGGCATGTGCCCGGCCATCTGGAAGGCGAGCCGGTTGGCCAACCGGTCGACGTCGGCGTCCTCGGTCACGTGCACCTCTTCGATGTTCACGAGCGGGCCGGTTCGGGTCGACAGGAGGGCGATCAGCTGGTCGAGCCGGCGGAGCACGTCAGCGTCAGAACCGGGGGTGAGCGCTTCTCGTCGGCCGGTCCGGTTGGCGAGGACGTTCCATCCCGGCTCGAGCACGCCGCCGCTGTCGAACGACCGGCCGTGCAGGGTGGCGCCGGCCAGTCCGCCGTTCCGGAAGAACTCGGCGTGCACGTGGTCAAGGTGCTGTGACGTCGCGTCGCGGGCGCCGCCCGGGTGCAGGTACGGGGCCCAGCCGCCGCCGTAGTTCTTGCGGGCATTCCAGATGAGCCCCTTGAGCCCGTACTCACCGGCGTGGCTGATGAGGTAGTTCGCGATCGCGTTGCCCTTCGACACGTTCCCGGTGCCGACCATGAAGTCGAACGCCCGGTGCATCGAGTGGGCCGAGCGGACGTTCGTGCCGGCGATGTTCCGGTTGCTGTAGCCGCCAACGCTCATGTTCCCGAACTGGCCCAGGATCGCCGCCCGGGCCCGCATCATGCCGGCGGTGTAGGCGCCGGCCGGGCCGCCGCCACCGGAGCGGCTGAACCCGCCACCGGACAGCGAACCCATCTCCTGTTCCTTGCCCTTGATGAACGAGATGGCGGCGTCGCGGAGGAAGTTGGCGCCGCCGGCCGGGAACGACGCGAAGCCCTTGTCGGTCGGTAGGCGTGGCCAGACCCGGTCGAGGGCGGCGGCGCCAGCCCCGCGGCCCTTGTTGAACAGGTCGTGGACCATGCCGCCGATGTCGACGCCGGGGACCAGGCCGCCGTTACGGAACGGCATGCGGCCCTGGTTGATCCGCTCCATGGCGCTGACGCCCCAGAACTTGGTCGCCTCGGGGGACATGACGAACTCGCGGGGGGCGAGCATCGCCGGGACGATGTCCTTGCGGACGTCGGGGCCGGGAACGAAGCCGCCCTCACGCCGGCGGATCCCGCCGACGACAGCGATGCCGCCCTGGCCCTGGCCGGTGTTGTTCGTCGTCGAACCCTGGCCCCACGATGACGTCGCGGCGGCGCCGGATCGGAGCGACTTCGCGATGTGATCGAGCCCGATCATGTCGGCGATGTTGGCGCTCGAGTTGAGGAAGCCGGACAGGAGCCCGCCGACGATCCGAAGGGCGCCGTTCACGATTCCGGGCAGGGCCCCCCACGCTGCAGCCGCGGCGGCCCGCATGACCTCCCAGACGGGGCCGAGCTTGTCCGCCACGAACGACCGCATGCTCTCAAAGTGGGGTTCCACGGCCCGCCAGCAGGCGGCGACGATCTCCTGCAGTTCTTGAAACACGGGGGCGAGCACGTACCGGAACCAGAGAACGATCACGTCTATCGCCGTGGTCACGACGGCCTTCACGGTGGCAAAGACGCCGGACACGATGTCGCGGAAAGTCTCCGACGTCTGGTAGAGCCAAATGAACCCGCCGACCAAGGCGGCAATGGGTCCGGCTACCAGCAACGTCAGGCCCAGGATCACGGGCACGAAGTGGTCGCGGACGAAACCAGCGACCGACTGAACGATCGGGAGCGCGACCCGGCCGAAGGCGGCGATGCCCTCGCCGAGATCGGTGAAGAAGGAACCGGGCCCGCCCTCGCCGCGCAGGCCCGCGACGAACGAGTCGAAGCCCTCCCGGACGCCCTTCAGCACCTCGCGGATCTTGAGCGCCGTCTGCTGTAGGCCGGTGTCGCCGCCGACGCCGGTCGTCAACGTGGACCAGAACTCGGTGACGCTCGGGCGGATCTTCTCGGCCAGGCCGGATACCTCGGTGAACGCCCCGACGGAGAAGTCGGAGAGCTTCTGTAGAGCCTGCCGCTTGAACGACTCGAGCTTGACCTTCGCCGTGTCGTTGAGCGTGTCGCCCATCTTCACGGCGGCGCCTTCGACGTTGCCCAGGGCGAGCACGGCCTCTGACGGGTCGATCGCGTACAGCGCTTGGCCCAGGTCCTCGGCCTGGGTGCCGAACAGGGCGACAGCGGCCCGCGACTGCTCCACCGGGTCTTTCATCCCTCGGAGCCGGTCGAACACGAGGTCGAGGGCTTCCGCCGACTCGGGCCCGCCCTTCGCGATCTTCTTGGCCATGTCGTCGGCGTTCAAGCCGATCGCCTTGAACCCGTCCACGGTCAGCTTCGACCCGTCGACCGACCGGATGCTGAACTCCTTCAGGGCGTCGGCGACCTTGTCGGCGTCACGGGCGCCGGCCTTCAGCCCTTGCGACAGGATCCCGGTCGCGCCACGGGCGTCCAGGCCCAGGTTCCGAAACAGAGTCGGGTACTCGGTCAGCGTGTCGAGGAAGTCGCCTTGCTTGTCCGCGCCCTGCTGGAAGCCCCGGGTGATGACGTCCATGGCCTCGTTCGCGTCCTTCGCGAGACCGGTCTTCATCAGCGTTCCGATGGCGGCCGTCGTCGGGGCGAGGTCCTGGTCGAACGCCGTGGCCAGGTCGAGCACCTTCGCGGTGACGCCCTCGATGTACTTCGACGGGGAGTCCTCGCCGACCAGACCTTGCTGGCGGACGTTCTTCAGCGCGTCGGCGACCTGGCCGAGCGATTCGCCGTACGCCTGCCCGTAGAGCTCGCCGGCCATCTTGCCGTAGCGCTTGGCCTCCTTCCCGGAGAACCCCAGCTGCGCGGACATCTTGGCGTTGACGCTCTCGGTGTCCATGCCGTCGAGCAGGCCCTTCACGAGCGCGCCGCCGGCGGCCAGGCCGGTCGTCATGCCGACCGACGTCAGCTTGCCGGCCAGCCCCTTGATCTTGGAGACGACGTTGTCGGTGCCCTTGCTGACCTCGTTGTCCATCTTGGCGGCGGCTTTGCCGATGCCCTCGATGCCCTTCTCGGCCTTGCCGGCTTCCTTGTCGACGTTCCGCAGGGCTTTCGCTGCGCCGGCTTCGTCGCCGGTGATGACCACTTCAAGCCGCCGCTTTGCCATCGGTGGTCACCCCCCTCTACGTCATTCGTTGGGCCGCGATCCGCGTGAATTCGTCCAGCTGCTCGAGGTACTCCGCGAGCTCGTGTTCAGAGAGTCGGCCGGTGTCCCACGGGTGCAGGCCGAACACGTGGGACAGGCCCGGCCAGGACGTGCGGAGGGCGGCCCTCACCCTTCCGGGTGGGCGTCCTTCTTGATCGGCTCGCCGGTCTCCGGGTCGAGCTCGTCGTCGCCCTGGCCGTCGTCCATCTCGACGTCGATAGCGTCGGCGGTGAGCGGGTTCGGCCAGTCGTTCATTGCCTGGGTCCACGTGAGGAACGGTTCGCCGTTCGCACGGCGGGCCAGCCACCAGAGGACGGCGATGGAGTCCTCGCCCATCCGGTCGTCGTCGATGAGGAAGTTGTCGAGCGGCAGGCCGAGCGCCTTACGTACGACCATCTTCTCGCCCATGCTGACGTTGTCGGGGGCGAGCGTGACGGGTTCGTGCTCGCCGATCCGGATGGTGATGGTCCGGCGGGCCTCCTGGTTCTTCCGGGTCTTACCGGGCCGCGGTGCTCTGGCCATGGTCGGGTCTCCTGGGTTGTCGGGGTTGGTGTGTCAGGTGTCGAAGGCGCGCCGCGCGACCCGGTCGACCATCTCGCCGTAGGTCTCGATGATCCGGTCGGTGTGATCCGCCACGGCGTCGTTGATCGCGTAGGGGCCTTCGCCGTGGGCGCCGGCCTCCCAGTCGTTGCCGACCCATCCGGAGAACTGCGGGTACCGCTTGGCACCGAAGAAAGCGCCCGACGAGAACGGGTAGCGGTTCGTGCCGATGGTGATGCCGACCGCCGTTTGACGCGCGCCGGCCGACGCCCGAATGGCGTTCTTCGCCTTCCGGCGGACGCCGCCGTAGGCGTCGGCGCGGGCCCGTGCTGCGGTCTCGATCGGCTTGACCAGGTCCCGCTGGGCCGCCCGGAGCTCCTTCGGCCACTCCTTGCCGGCGTCCTTCAGGGCCCGCCGGAACTCCCGCATGCCCTTCGCCTCGATGTCGAGAACACGGGACCGGGGCGGCATCGGGTCAGGCCGTGATGGTGCTGTCGACGATCACGACCGTGATGGCCGTCGCATCGGCGGCCGTCGCAACGCACTTGAACGGGAGCGACTGCGAAAGGATCCCCTTGCCGCCGACCGTCGGGTTCGACCCGTCGTAGCGGATGTTCGTGGTGATCGTCATGGAGTGCGCGCCGATCGTGAAGGCGAGGACCATGGCGTGCTCGGAACCGGCGACGAACCGGGCGTGGTGCGTGAGGTCGACGAACTCGAGCTCGAGCGTGCCGCTGTACTCCCGCAGTTCGGCCTCGAGCGGTTCGTCGATCGTCTGCGTGCCGATGAACCGGCGGTCGTCGTCCAGGCCGTTCGAACCCTTCAGGGTGGCGCTCTTGACCTTGAAGGCGGTGCCGCCGATGGTGATGGCGCCGTGGTTGAACTTGACAGGCTTCAGACCCGCCACGGGCGTCGATGCGGCGAGCGCCGTGGCCGTGGTCTCCGTCATGGCGATGACGTCCAGGCCGAGCGTCGCTATCTCGCCGGCCGAGACGGCGATCTCCCACTCGGTGATCTTCACGCCGGCGTAGGTGAACGGGTGGACGGTGCCAGCGACACCGGGCCGGCCGACCTGCACGGTGAGGCTCTTGCCATCGAGGTCGCCCGGGGTGACCGTGTGGTTGTACGGGCCGGCGCCGGTCGTGACGACGTTGCCGAACATGTGCTTGAACAGCTTCACCAGGCCACGGTCGTAGAGCTCGAGCCCGATCGGACCGGCGAACGAGTGGTTGCCGCCGTTCCACATGTTCGACGTGACGACACGCCGGCCGGCCTGGATCGCGTCCGACTCGACCCGTGGCCGGTCGCCCTCGATGCCCTCGTCGACGAACGGGAGGAACAGGGTCGGGGTGACGGCGGTGCCGGGCGTGACCTCGTCGGCGAAACCGATCTGTCCGGCCAGGCCGGAGCGGGTGACTGCCATGGGTTCAGACCTCCGGGTCTGGGTCGGTCAGGTCGCCGGCGGCGTCCTGGTCGGTGATGGGCGGCGCCGGCGGCGCTGCTTCCTCGTGGGCGGCGATGACGTCCTCGAGATGGCGGACGAGCGACGGCCGGGGCCGGGCGCTCTCCTGCTCGACGGCGAGGGCGATGCGGGCCTGCTCGGGGTCCTCCCCCACTCGGGCCTTGACGGCGTCGACCCGGTTGTCCTGGCCGGCGGCGACGAAGTCCTGGGCGAGCAGCTGGGCGGCGAGGGCGTCGTCGCTGACCTCGAGCTCGTCGCCCCGTGCGACGTCGACGCCCAGGGCGACGACGTGAACGGCTGCGTGCGGGCCGGCGTAGATGACGGTCTGGGGCATGGGGGGGCTCCTACGGAACGCGGGTGTGAACGGTGAGCGTGAGCAGGCCGAAGCCCAGGAACCCCTCGGGGACGGGGCCGATGGCGTGGCGGATGTCGTCGAGGGTCACTTCGACGACGTTGGGGTGGTCGTCGAGGGTGCTGGTCTCGGCCAGGTACTCGTCGACGGCGCCGATGAGCTCGCCGAGCCGGTCGTGTACGTCGTCGAGCGTCCGCCGGCTCGCGACCCGGATCTCGAGCGGGATGGTGAGCATCTGGTCGCGGGCCCGGGGCGCCGCCCCGGTCATGACCGGGTAGTCGACGTCGGCGGTGATCTCGCCGGGGTAGATCGCCTCGGCCTTCACGGCGTCGCCGGGGTAGCCCTTCTCGATTTGGACGTCGACCAGGTCGGCGCGTTCCCGGAGTCCGTCGATGATCTCGCCCAGGACGCTCGAGCCGACGTACTGGTCGGCCATCAGGCGATCCCGGGTAGGCGGCGGTCGGGGAGCTCGTTGAGCCGCCGGTCGACCTCGAGGTATCCGGTCGGCCGGCCGGCGGACCAGTCGGGCGTGCTGTAGCGGGTGACGAACCCGTCGGCGGCGGTGGCGATGACGTCGCGGGGGTTGCCGCTCTGCTCCTTGAGCACGGTGGCCCGGACGAACTCGATGCAGGCCCGCCTAAGCCCGTCGGGCACGCCCAGGTCGTAGCCGTGCTCGAACGCGACGGTGATGGCGTAGCCGGAGCCGTGGACGGTGTAGGCGAGCCCTGCGGCGTGCGGGTCGATCATGAGGTCGGCGCCGCCCCAGTACCAGCCGGCGACGTCCAGGTCGACCCCGTCGGCGTCGGCGACCTTGCGGATGTCGCGGACCTCAGCCCGGTTGAACAGGACGGCCTCGCGGCACCACTCGAGTCGGAACGGGGCGACCCGGACCCGGGGCACGTAGGCGACGCCCCGGTACCGGTCAGCGAGGTCTTCGAACTCGGTGATGGCGTCGGCCAGGCGGGAAGCGGGGAACTCGCCGGGGTTCGCGAGGACCGGCACGGCGCGCAGGTCGGCGATCGTGGCGTACCGGCCGCCAGCGACGTCGACCAGGTGCCGCTGGGTCTGGCCGGCGAGCGTCCACGTGACCGTGAGCAGGTCGGGGCGGAGCAGGTGCGCAGCGGCGGTGAGCGTCACCCGGTAGCGGCCCGTGCCGGACCCGTCGTCGACGGCGATGGGGGCGGCCAGGACGACGCCGGTCGCGTCGGTCACGGTGACCACGGGAACGGATGGCGACGACAGCGGGGTTTCACCGTCGGGCCCGACGAACGGGTCGGAGTAGGTGTAGGCGTCGGCGCCGACGGTGACACGCTGCATCGTCATCTCCGTTCGGGCTGGCGCCGGGACGCATTGCGGGGCCGGGGCTTCGTCTGGTTCTCGGCCGGGGTGGCGGGACGCCGCTCGACCTCGTCCGCGACTGAACGGCCGAGCGGCAGGACCTGGCAGCCGCACGAGCAGATGACCGGGACCTGCAGGTAGAGCTGGTCGCCGACCTCGACCGTCCGCGCGACGCGGGGTTCACCTCGGAGGGCGCACTCCGGGTTCGTGCATTGGACGGTCAAGGTCGGCACCGGGCCTACTTGCTGTCCGGCTTGGCCGGCTTCTCGTCGGTGAAGCGGGCGTCGACCTCGGCCTCGGCCTGCTTCTCCGCAGCGGCGGCGACCTTCTCGTGCTCGGCCTTCAGCGCGGCAACGTCGGGGTCCATGTCGTTGCCCTCGTCGACGACGGGGGCACGCTTCTCGGTGTCGACGGCCGACGTTGCCTGCTCGGCCAGCTGAACCTTCGTCGCCTCGAGCGTGGTGGCCTTGTCGCCGATGTACTCGAAGTCGGCGGTCTGGTCGGGGGTGCCGTCGGGCTTGCGCGACGCCATGACGACACGGTCACGGTCGCCGCCGTTCGGGATCGACACCTTCGTCGCGGGGGTCTTCGCGGTCTCTGCCATTGGGTGGTCTCCTCAGTGCTTGGGCGTGGATGTGCGAGGGGGGGCGACCGACGCCGGCCGGGCGTGGTCAGGACCGGCCGGCGTCGGTCT